GGCAAACCTGCTGGGCATCAGTGCAAGCGGCTTGGATACGTCCTTCTGGGTATCAATCGGCGGCTCTATCGAGCCCATCGCCTCGCATGGCTCTATGTCTACGGTAGGTGGCCCGAAGGTGAGCTCGACCACGTCAACACCGACAAGATGGACAACCGCATCGGCAACCTGCGCATCGCTACTCGCTCGCAGAGCATGGGAAACGTTGGGACGCCGAAGCATAACACGTCCGGGCTCAAGGGAGCCTACTGGGACAAGCGGGCCGGTAGATGGCTGGCACAGATCAAACATCAGAAACGGCAACACCACCTAGGCTATTTCGACACCGCCCAAGAAGCGCATGCGGCCTACGCCAAAGCCGCCTTGCGCCTGCACGGCGCTTTCGCCAGGACGGAGTGAGGCCCATGCAGTATTACGACATCCAGCGCCACTGGCGCCGCATCCGCCCGCATCTCGCCGATCCCAAGGTTGCAGAGGTGCTCGTGCGCGACTTCAACAAATTCACCTTCGGTCGGTGGGGGCATGAGTTCCTGCCTGGCATGGTGCCGCACGAGTTCGAGTCCTGCGATTGGTGGTGCGACCATCGCGGCCGGATGCCGGCTTACTGGCAATACGTCAAACATGCAGCGTGTCATTGGCTGGTGAACTTCAACTTGGAACTTGCGCAAGCGAGCGTGCCTGACCGCGTTTGGCGCATCGTCACCAGCGAGGAGCACTCGACGGTATGGGACGGCGACGTGACCTTGTTCGATCCGAACCTCATGGCGTTACAGGTGCCTCCGGCCAAATGCTTCAAGATGGCATGCAATGATGGATGGGAATTGCACCCTGGCAGGCATCTAGAAGTGCATTATGCCGACCACTACAGCGCCCGCCATGAATGACCAGACGCCGGACCCTGCTAGCCTGCCGTGGCGCGTCCAGCGGCTGGAGGAGGACATGGCCGACATCAAAACCGCCCTGGAAAAGCTCGGCGACAAGATCGATGCCCTCTCAGTCGTTGTGCATCGTATGGACGGGAAGCTGAGCCAGCTTCCGACCACTTGGCAGATGATAACGGCGATGATCGGTAGTCCTCTGGTGGTCATCGGCGCCGCATGGGCGATCTCTAAGCTGCTTCACTAACGCCGCTGGGGCTGGCGATTATGCCCGGGGAACAACTCCTCGAGTGCAGGTGGCCCGGTGAACGTCGTTGTCGTCCGCCCCGCGACGCTGCGTGCATTGGCTAGCGACGGCGCCAAGCCGGCCGCTGGCGAGATGCGAGCGCCGCCGTTGCCCTGCTCCGGTTGCTGGGCCTCAGCCTCCCACTTCGCTCGCGCTTCGGCCTCGATCTTGGTGCGGTAGGCGGTGGGGTCTTCGCCGACATCGCGCAGCACCCGCTGGCGCTCCACCTCGCGCTGCATCCAGCCATATGGATGCCTCTGGTTATAGAGCTTGGGGAACAATGATTGATCGCGCTCGGCCAGCTGCTTGAACTCGGCGACATATTCATCGAGCTTTTCGTCGCCGATCTTATCGCGCAGCCGCTCCTCCGAGTTGTTCAGCCGCTCGTTGAGCATGTCTTCCTGGTGCTGTAGTTGGACGTGCCTTGCCCAGCCATGCGGATCGGTGGCGGGATCCGGCATCGGCCGCTGATGCATCATCGGCGCGGGTGCGGGCTGCGGTGCCGGCGTCTGCGGGGCACGTTTGACCTCCTCGAGTTGGCGACGGAGTTCCTCGGCTACCGCCCTTTCGGCGGCTGCCTTGCTTTTCCAGTCGTTGCGCACCTTCTCGAGCGCCCGACGCGGTACCAACATCTCGCCGTCGCGCGCCGGCTCGAACTCCTCGTCCTCCTCCGGTTCCTTGGCCGCGGGAGCCTTGGCCTCAGGCGCGGGCTTCGCGTCCGGCTTCTGCTGTGGTTCCGGTGCGGGTTCCGGGGCGGCGGACTCCGGCGGTGGCTCGGGTGCGGCCTCGGGCGCGCCCGCTGCCAAGAAGCCGTCGAGTGCTTCGTTAGCCATGGATGTCCTCAGTGATTAGACCGCTGCGATTGCAATCCAGGTGCCGCCGCCCTGGCTTACGTAGAGCCGTGCACCTGCCGCGCCGTCCGTGCGGATGAAGATGGAACCGGATGGTTGGGTACCGCTGGCAACGCCGGCACCAGCGACGATGGTCGGCCCGGCGCTGGTTCCGAGCATCAGCGAGCCGGCCTGTCTCGGCGCCACTGAAGGGCTGACCGCAATGTCGCTCGCGATATTAGTGCTGGTGGTACCGTCTGGCTTGCTGCCACTGGCCGCATGGAGCCCGGCCGCGATGTCGGCCGCGACCTTGGCGGTATTGGCCTCGAACGTAGCAGCATAGGCACCACGAATTGCCTTGGCGGTGTCACTCATGGGGTCAACGAGGACCTGCGCGCCGCGGCCGGTTGCTGTTGCTGGCATGGCTATTGTCCTGGCTGTCCGGGTTGTGGAATAGGCGTACGAGCGTGTGGTATGATGTGCGGAGCCGGCGCTGTGCTCAGCAGCCGCCGGCCCCTGACCATCACGGTGTCTGTGGAGCACACGCAATGGCTGATCAGAACGTAGCCGAAGTCTGGCGACTTATCGCAGCTCATCCCGATTACGAGGTGAGCAACATGGGACGAGTGCGGAGGGCGACCGATGTCACCGTTCCCATGCCTAACGGCGGGATTGCGATTAGGGCGCGCGCTGGCCAACTCCTGAAAATCGGTCGCTTCCAAACTCTGCGCACCTCGCGAGGTTGGATACTTCCTTATCTGCGGGTGACACTCCAAGATGGAGACGTCACAAGGACGCTTCGGGTCCATAGGTTGGTCGCGAAAGCGTTCATTCCGAACCCCGATAACAAGCCGGTCGTCAACCACATCAACTTTGATATCTCCGACGCCCGCGCCGAAAACCTCGAATGGTGCAGCCACAAAGAGAACTGCGCCCACGCTAGTCTTAACGGAAGGCAGGCCACCCCCAATCCCAAGTTCGGCGTCGATCAGAGAAGCGCCAAACTGGACGATGACGCCGTGAGACAGATCCGAAGAATGTCAGCAAGCGGCATGTCTAATGCCAAGGTAGCTAAAGTGTTCGGCATAAATCGGTCGTGCGTTTCCAGGATCAGATGCGGATTGCAGTGGAAACACGTCACGTAGGCTGCCCTGGCGGAGCCGCCTGCGGTATTGGAGAACGTATCAACCTGTTTGTATTTACCATCATCTGATGCGTATTGGCGATTTCGCCGACAGTCTGGTGCGCTGTCTGCGTCGCCTTGGCTTCGTCCAGCGCGGCTTTGGCGTGTTTCCCGCGCAAGTCCGCGAGATGAGTGGCCAGGGCAACATCTGGCGGCATCTGCTCGGGATCAGGCTGCTGTGGCTGCGATGCGCCCGGCGGATTGTCCGGCGCCACGTTGGGTTGCCCGTATGGGTCGCTGCTAAAGTCGGCATGGATGTCATGCACACCGCGCGCCGCGTTGACCTTACGCTCTTGGGCCAGCGCGAAGTTAGCCGCGGCCTTCGCCTGCATATCGGTGACCTGCGCCTGGGCGTGCTGCCCGGCCATCTGCGCGGCCTGGGCTTGCTGCTGCCCCTGCTGCTGCATGTGCTGCTTCATCATTTGCAACAAGTCGTCCTTGTTGCGCAGGCTGCTCGCAGCGACCAGAACCTCGCCAGGGATCAGTCCCGGCTGCACGCTGGCCAACTGCACCAACGTCTGGAAGTTTTCCGCCTGCATGGTCGGCACGTCCTGACCCTCGGCCACGGTGATATCGACATCGAGGTCCGTGATGTCGTTCTCGATGCGGATGACCTGCTGGAGCCGTGGATCACCGGGGACAAGCTGCATCTGCTGCATCGCCATCGCGCGCTGCTGCGGCGGCATCTGTGCCAACTCGTCCTGCACTGTGACGCGGCGGTTGATGCCCACCCACCTGGTATTCTGCAAATCGTCGGTAACACGGACCCACTTGCCGGCGCTCCAGTATTCCCGCGCCGCCATCCAGCACATCTCGTAAACCTGCCGCGCCCACATCCTAAGCCCGTCCGCCAGCGGCTCGTTCTGCGTTGCCCCACCCGCCTGCTGCGCCAGGATCGCCCTGCCACTGAGCTCCCGCGGATCGGTGCCAGACATCGCCGCATTCGGGCCGGACAGTTGCATTTCCTGCACCGCATGCGTCAGCAGCGCCATCTGCCCTTGTGCCATTTGGGTGCCGTCCTGCACCTCGAACTTGAGCCCCGGCATGACCTCGACATAACCGTCGGGCCGAGCGATCTCGCGCCGCGCCTTATCGACATCCTGCACAGCGCCCTTCTCGGCAATTACCTGATGCACCGACATCTGGTGCAGCGCCTTGCTGAAGGCCTTGTTGATCATGTCTTGAGGCGAGATCAGATCCCGCACCATGCCGTAACGCATGTTGTCCAGGTCGGTATAGGCGCTACGCAGAACCAGAGGACAGGCAGATTTGCCGTGCCGGTCCTTGAACTTGCTGCGCTGCGGCTCAGTGAGATAGCCGGACCTGGTATATGTCGCATTCCACCAGGCGCCTTCCTGCGACCAGTGGCACTGCACGACACGGCAGCGGGTGCGGCTGGTATCGGTCCATGTCATATATGCCGGGCGGTCGTCGTACTGTGTCGCATCACCATGCGAGAAACTGGTATCGATAACATCCTGGGCATCGGGATACATCTCGTGCAACTGGTCCCGGTCCATCCAGATGACGATTCCCTTGTATCTTGCATCGAGGAAATCATCCTGGCGGCTGTGCGGATCATACCAGATGCGATCCCACGGAACCTGCGTCAGCGTGACATTAGCGCCGCCCTGCCCGTCATCCTCCAGACCGACCTCACAGCCGCCGAAGCCCTCGACCAGTATCTCGTTGAACACCGCGCTGCGCAGCATCGGGAAGTTGCTATCGTCGGCGATGTAGCGCAACGCCTGAGTGGCGGCGTCGGCGCGGTCTTCTTCGGTGGGCGTGCGTGGAAATGCCTTCGGATCGGTTCTGGCCTTTCTTTCTAGCCCACAGAGTAGCTCTACTTTCCGTTTTACGTAATTGAAACTTA